GCCGACTCGAAAAGCGCGTTACGTATTTCACTAGCACCGTTAGACTCTTCAATTTGATCGTGTATAAGCTTCTCTAAACGTCTTGCAGCCTCTTTAGCAGGGCTGACCTGTATGCTTTCAGCTGTTACAGCAGGGCCTTCAGTAAGCTTCTCTGCTCCTAGTACTTCAAGAGGAACATCAGCAAAAGTACCTGAACCATAAGTAGCTCCTGCCTTTAGTACTTTACCGTCACCATCAAAACCAACATCAAAAGGGTTCTCTTCTTTTTCTTCTTTGTCTTCTTTCTTTTCGGTAGTCGTTTCTAGACCCGGTAAAGGGTTCTGAGGATCTAGATGAGCATACTCGCTAATACCTTCTGGTACTTTTGTTTCAGCAACACCAATAGGAAACTTGTTACCACCGAATATAACATCAACAAGCTGTCCGAAGGCTGCTAGAACTTTAGTCTTTGTAACTTTGACGAAAACTCTAGACTTCTCTGATTCACGGAAACGGACGTTCTTACCGTACAGACCACGATAGTTGTGGTAAGCAGTAAGCCATCTTTGCTCGTCCAAGTCTCTAGCACTTTCAGCCTGTTCGTAACGATCCATAAGAAGACCAACGAAATTAATACGCAGTGACTCTTCTAGCGTAAGCTGGAGGCCATCTTCGTCTTCGACTTCTTCAAAATATAAGCCGTTAGATGTAAGGCTGTTGTCTGAACTCATTTATTTTCCTTAGCAAACCATAAACTCTGTTGCAATGTTGTAGTTAAAAATACACAGAGTCCTGTTGAGTTAACAGAACCCTGCGTTAACTAGCTCTATAGTTCTTGGAACCTAGCGATATAAGTAACAGTCGTAGCAGCAGTTGCCAAGTCAGCACCAATAGGTCGCAGAGTAACAAAGATATTACGTGCTGCTGCACTGTACAAAGCTGCTGCAATTACAATAGCTTCTGTAGTGGCTGGGCCACCTTTAGGGCCGACACCTGTGGTAGCAAACTGGTTGGCTGCTTTACCACTAGCATTTGAAATGATATTCAAAGGCACGTTAGCAGTCCAAGTTACAGCAGCACCACCGTCATCTAGAAGAGCTGTAGCTGCAAGTAGCTGTGCGCCAGCAGATGCAGTACCAATAGAGATGTCTAGGTCATTACCTGAAGAACCGCCTGTAACAATGTTACCTGCTGGATAAGCAATCAAATCTGTTAGGATTGTACCTGCTGGCTGTGCGATAGTAACGATAGTATTTGTATCGTCAGTTACTGCAATAGTACCAGTAGTCACTTTGACTTCCTGAAGAGTTGTTACTTGTTGTGTAGGGTTAGTGGTTTCTACGCGAGATGCGAGTTCTCTTACGTCACCTGTTTTTGCTGAGTTACGTCCCGTATCTCTAATATTTACTGCTGTCATTTTAAAATCCTCGATTAAGTTATATAATTATTTTACTACTAGTTAGTAGCCGAAGTTTCTTATTATTAGTATCCAAATTCCGAATCAACAGGAGTATAAGCTTGTTGCATTCTTAGACTCCTTAACTGTGATAAGGGATCATTTACTCTTGGCCTAGACATAATAAGATACCGTAAGGCATCGTATGCGTGGTCAGGAGCGTGTGTATCAACATCTTCAGGATTAGACTTATCCAAAGGAATACCTTGAAGTTCACGTATCAGGCTAGGACAGCTGCTAAATATCTGTATTCGTGGTCTGCCGCTTTGTTGCAACCTTAGGTATTCGTGTATTTGAATCTTACCCTGTATTCTATTCTTATCTGCTCTTCTTAACTTGTGACCCTGCCTTAAGAGCGTTTCACCTACAGTAGGGCCTGTAGTACCTGTTCTATTCCATGCTGCTGTGTCTAAAACACCTTGCACTGACATAGGGTCTTCTAGCTCCATCTCAGTTATTTTGTATCCTAAGTCTTCCCCTGTTAATCCTTTTTGATAGAGTTCTCTATAAATAATAAGAGTACCATCGCTAGGGTCTAATGCTCCCCATACACAGGCAGATTCACTAGCATAACCGTAGTCAACTCCTTTAACTCTGTCCCAGTTTACCGGGATCTGGAAAGGCGGTATTACATGTATATCTCTATTAAACTCGGTAAAAGCTGCCCCCTCGTTAACGTCCCAGTTACCTTCTAGTAGTTGCTTGCGTTGTGTAGGGGGCAAGGCTTTAAGCATTTGCTCATACCGTCCATCTGTTGCCAGATAGGGGTTGTCTTCTAGACGAGCAGGTATAAACTTTCTTGTTAAACCATCTTTACCTAAAAAGCTTTTATCAGGCTCTGAAGGTGTAATATATCTGTTCTTTACCCAGTGAGCGCCTACACCACCGGGGTTAGCCGTACAGCGCATATAAGGCTCTATCTCGCTGTCTGTTGTTCGTAGTCGCGATGCTAAGTAGTTCCAAGCAAACTCTGTAGGAAGGTGAGTAATCTCATCAAAACCAATCCAACTATATGCTTGTCCCTGATAGCGATAAACGTCTGCATCTCTTTCTAAGAAACCAAACTCTACTTTTGCACCGCTGGGGAAGTTCCAAAGCTTTTCTACTTCCCTATATTTACAACCGGGAAATGCTTGGGGATATAATTCCCTTGACTTATCTATCAGTTCTCTTAACTCAGGCATAGACCGCCTGATTATCAATGCTCTGTGTGCAGACCTGTGTGCGTATCTGAGAGGGTCTACAAGCATCGCATAGGACTTACCACCCCCTGCTGCACCTCCATACAGTACATCCGTCTCAGCGGCTGCTAGGAACTCTGTCTGGGGGCCTTCATTAGGCGAGAAGATAACATTATCTTTTACCTCTTCCTGAAGTAACTTAGGGAAGTCTTCTAAAGAAACAACTTTCCCTTCGTTTGTTACAGCATCTTCGGGTTCGTCCAGCTTTTTAAAAGCTTTAGTACTTGTTTTTAATTTAGATCTTTCTTTGCTAAGCTTTCTTTCCAGAAGATCTACGTTCTTTTTAGTTGTAGTAAGTTTTTTCTTAGCACTTCTCTGAGCTTTTACTTCAGAATGGAAATTGTATTGTCGGGTTTTCTTTCCTGCTTTCTCTAAGTAGTTGCTTAAAGTCTGATGAGAGATCTTTATATCCTCTCCTAACTGGCTTTTGAGATAGACTATCCCTTCTCTTAAAGAAGGTATCTTCTCTTCCAGAAGCTTGTTGATGGTATCTTCTAAAGCCTCTAGATACCCCGGTATAGCTTCCAGCATGTTTGTTTCTTTATTAGCTTTGTAACCAAAAGGGACTACGCCTCTTCCTTTGGGCTTAGTCTTCGGGAACAAAGTAATCGCCGTTCTCAATCGTTACAGGGGCTTTAGCTGGTAAGATAAATAAAGAACCCTGTGAGTTATCTACCTTGTGGTTCACATCAATACGTTCTGCTTTACCTAGTCCAATCCTATCTAGGATCGTCTGAGCAGCCTGTATCTTGACGTTTGACTGTGGAATAGAATGTTCTGATTCCATCACTTCTACTAGTTTAAAAGCGGCTTTAGGTGCAGACTGTGCCAGTACATCAGAGGCTAGATCTATCATCTCTTGTTTAAGTGCTTTAATGACTTGAGGATAGCTTCCTTCGGAATAACCTGCTAGTTCTGCTGCTTGCTTTGGATCACCTCCTGTCTTTAGTAGGTTTTCTAAAAAACTCAGCTGTTTATCTGTGTACTCACGTTCTGTTTTTTGCATGTTTCTCGGTAAGTACTTAGATGTGTGTGTTGTCATAACCAGTCAGTATACACCTGAATTACTCTCTTGTCAAGTCTTTTCTTACTTATTTTACATAGTAACAATCAATGCTACAGGATTTACTCATTCCTAAAGGAATAAGCCTTTTAAAAGTTGTATTTTCCTTTATTCTTAAAAGAAAACAAAAATAAAAGGTTAAAGTACTTGACAAACCTGTAATCTGAGTGTATACTCTGTAACGTAGTTAACAGCTTCTAGAGTAATAACACAGAGTCTCTAATCAATATAACAACAATACTAAAGAAATATAGCGGCTTTTAAAAGCTTCTAAATAGAGAGCGCAAAATACTACCCCTTCCCAAGCAAACCCCCCTGCTCGTCCCCTTTTACGGCTTTTAAAAGTCCTTTAGACAACCCTTCTTAGGTTGTTTTTTTTGTTATACCCCCTTATAGCACACCCCTCCCAAAGCTTCCCCCTATGTTGACAACTTGAAAAAGCTGTAAAATGTACGTGTTTGTATGTACCCCCACCGGGGGGGCCATGGCCACCTGCCCACCCCTGTCAAGCTGCTACAAGTTGCCACCATCTGCCCAAATCTGTACCCGATCTAATGACGCAACTGTTAAAAGTTGTTAGAAGCTGTTAGAAGCTTAACGAGAATGGTTCGCATTACCTTTGAATCATGGACAATTTGCTAGCAGCTTTAAAAAGTGTAATCACGTATGAAATAAAGGTTAGTGAATGCTTACTTTTCAAACTGTTACAAGCTTTGCAATGTATTCCAATATGGAAAGATTAATCATTCCTATCAGGAATAGATAAGCTTTTAAAGAAACCCTTTCCCCAATTCTAACGCCTCTCTCAATCGCTTCTAAAAGCTTTTAAAAAAGAGATATTAGGCTATCAATTCTTAACTCGATCCGGTGCGCGTCTTCTAATAGCCTTAGATTCTTGCAAGCAATACCCGTGCCAACTATTAAAAAGTCTTCTAGCACTGTATGGATGTACAGCTGTCAAGTCTTTTCTCGCCTTATTTCTTCTCCCTTTTCTCTCCATTATTCCCCCATTTAAAATTCCATTAAACCTCCATTAGTCCTCCAGTACATCTCAACTCTTGATCTCTAATATTTCTCTTGTTCCATCAACAAACACAAACGTTTTATAACTTACTTATAAGGATTACCACATGAACCATTTACAACTCGCGATTGAAGAAACAGGACTCACACCTTTGGCATTTGCTTGTGTTATGTCTGGAAACAGAACCGAAATTATGCGACAAGCTTTTGAAAAAGAAGAATTTGAATATATCATAGAATCTTGGGATCTTCTCCTATCTGACCCTGAGTATAGTAAAGGCCTCGCAAAGCTACGTACTACTTTGTCAAAGGTTTCAAAAGAAAAGGTAGGTGAAGGGTTAACAGTAGTTAATTCAAAACTGGTGCCAGCTATACCAAGAAAAACAAAGCCTAAGCCCGTAAACCTACTTTTGAAAATGTCAAAGGAATTTAGCAAGACCATGCCACAGGACAAACAAGATAAGATCATAGCCCTAATGGTTGAACTATCAAGCTAGAAAAGAATGTGGCGGTGAGATTCCGCCTCTTTTTCTTGAGTCTTATAATTTAGTTATAGGCTTCAACAAAAAGGTACAAGCTATAGTAGCCCTATAGTCCAAGCTCTTTAACAATTAGTGTAAGCCGCGAGGCGATAGGTGGTGCGAAAAGGCAAAACCCTTTAGCAACCTAATCAAATTATTTTGATAAAAGTTGAGGTCTGTTGATTTTGGTTAGCACCCATCAAGACAGACCAAATATAAAAGCATTCTTTTCAGAAGATCTTTCGAGATCATGAGTGTTTTTATATGGCAGTTTTCCGTGTGAGAATTGTGTTATCAACTGTTATAACTAAATTATAAGGAATATAAAATGGAATATGTACACCTATTCAGCGCATTGATATTTGCAATAGTTTTAGTTTATTTTTTTACTGATGAGGATTAACCAATGAGAGGAAGCAACAAGATGAAAAGAGGCGGAACGCAGTGGCACCTAGAACAGGAAGACAACGATTCTAAATATGAAGGTGACGGAGGTAGTGTTTACGATTGGAGAGACCCGAACAGGATCAAGATTATAGACTGTGATACGGCATTCGATACGCTTGATGTGGATGACAAAGATTCCTATATGTATATGTACACAATGGAAGGTCAGCACTACTTCAAGCACGAGGTTACAAGAGACTATCTAAAGACTAAAGAGGTGTAAGATGCGTAACGCTATAATTAATTATAAGAAAAGACAGGCACTAGAAGACTACGCTTGGATAGCTGGTTGCGGAGGTACTGAAAAGCCTTTCGCTTTGAGAGGTAAGAAGTACTTATACATGTGGAACTACGTTACAAAGACCCACGGCTATTACTGTATTACCGATGATGTATTCGTTAAACAACTAAGAGGATATTAACATGTATCAACAACACGCTACAAAGATTCAAGATTATGCACAACGTGATGCTTCAAACATGGCTGACGTTTGTATGATGGTGTCCCTATCTATCCAACAGAATTGGTTAGGCGTAGGCGAGATGTTGCAAGATGTTAGAGTTAACAAGGCTGATAGCCCCTATCTATGGGGCTTTAAGAAGGACACTTATAATTATATTATAGCGAACAAACACAAGATACACGGACAGATGATGGCTGTTATCAACAGTAACAAGTCTAACGATGCTAAAGGGTTATCTCTTATGAAAGTTTTTCTAAGAGTACCCGGCCTTGGATTACCTAAAGCAGGGTTCATGTGTCAGCTATGTGCAGGGTTAGTAGGATGCATGGATGTGCACAACATTAAGCTGTACGGTCTAGATGTTAAAGACCTTACGCTACCTAAAAAATTAAAGTCACAAGCAAAGAAAGAGGAAAAGATAAAGAAGTATATAACTATATGTCACGACTACGGTACAGAAAGCCTATGGAATTCATGGTGCGATCATCTAGCTACCAAGTCTGCCAAATGGACTGATGGTTTTCATGTCAGTGAGGTACACTATACTTACCTAACCCAAAGTAATCCGCACATTAGTGTATGATTTTATGATTTGAATGTGCCTATTAGTGCATGATCTATCAACAAACTACAAGGATTTGCATTCCTTTCTGAAACGTGCTACCCTATATTCTCAATATTTGAGACGCTCTACTACAACAACAACTAGGATAAACAAACATGAATAATGTATATAACATGAACAGTCAGCAGCAATACATCGACCTGCTAGAACCTGTAACAGATCTACCAACTATTTTTTCTTCTCCTTTATTATTTCAAGATGAACAAGACTTTTTAAAGAAGGATGATAACAGAAAAGTAATATATACTAACCGTAGCAATGAAGTTATAAACGTAGTAAAGAACGGTTACACTTTTGAGAACAACCAGCCAGAAGATATACTAAAACTATCTGAAGCAACGCTTCTACAATCTGGAATAAATCTAAAAGGTTTAGACCGTAGAGTTGATGTTGCTCCTAACGGCTCTAAGATGATCATCCAGTATACTGCACCTGAGTACACTATAGACATTGGTAAAGGTGACGAGACTCAGTTTCAGATATTGTTTTATAATAGCTATGACGGAGTGTGGTGCTTTACAGTTAGAGCAGGTGCAATACGCATGGCATGTCTCAACGGACAGGTATCTGTTGACGACTTTAGTATGTTTAAATCTAAGCATACCCCTTCTATATCCCCCGACCATGCAAGACGTAAGATGGTTGAGTCTATCAAATCCTTTGAAGCTGAAGGCGAGAGGTGGGCGCGTTGGAAATCTAAATCTATTACTAACCGACAAGCCTTTCAACTCTTTGCTGATGCAGCATCCTGTAATTTTGTGTTGACTAGTAAAGACATGAACATTCAAGAGTTGCTAGAACATAAGCAGGTTTACAATAATCGTGGCCTTATGTACATGTGGAACCAGTATACTACAGATGAACAGAAGTACCTTGGATCTAATGAATGGGCTGCGTACAACGCCATGACTCACTGGTCTACTCATGCACCACAAGCAAGGACAACGAGTGTTAATACTCAGTTGACTACACAGGTACGTAGACAGGACGCAGTACGCTCTACATGTGCAAGGAGTTTAGCAGCATGAAGATTGATACCGAAGCAGACTATGTACTTGAGGCTTACTGGATGTCATATAAATTAGTAAATGATGAGGTCAAGAAAAAAGAAAAACATATGCTTGCTTGTGTTTCTTGCTACTCCGATTTTACGGATGAAGAAAGTGATAAAGATCAGCTTCAGAAAATGTTAGATTTAAGAGATAAGTTTACTAGCCTTTACCGTTATCACCCTGACGGGTACGTAACCGTACAGTTAACTATTAGACAGGAGTTTATAAACGAATGAAGATTGATATAGAGTGGGAGATGACCGAAGAGATAGGCATTGAGTTTATCAAAGAGTCTTATATAACTTTACGAGAGCAGGTAGAACTAGATAAAGAACTGCTACAATCTTTTCACGATGTCTTTTATTACCTAATGATAGAGGAAAAAGCAGATGAGTTTATTAGTGAGCAGGAGAAAGCTAGTGACTAGTTACATAGTTGAAAGCTTTAAGAAAAGCGTACGTCTTTGCGTACGTTTCATCCTTTCGGCTAAAGATATCTGGGTAGATATTAGAGAAGGCTTGATCACTCATAGAGACGTAGTTTTCTTCTCTTCCTACCTAGTTATTATCCTTATAATTATATTATTAGCGATTATGGGTATCATGTTATGAATGTATATGTAGTGATGGAAAGTACAAGAATCGACACCCCCTTTGCGACAAGCAGTGCTATGTTTATTTATGCGCTCCACGAGGATGCAATCAAACGTGTAGCCCAGCTTGAAAAAGATAGAGATGATGAACTCATGCCTAATATAGTTGGTTATTATTATACAATAAAGGAGGTACTGTAATGGATATTAAAGATGTGAAAGACCTACGTAATATCACACTAACAAAGGAAGAGTACGTGAAGCTGGGTAAGATTAATAAGTACTTAACATACATGCCTTTAGACTTCTGGCGAACGAAAGAAGTTACACGTTATATTATTGAAGAATCTGTAGAGGGGTTAAGTAATGACTAAGAAAAAACTAAGTCATGAAGAAAAGAAATTGACATGGCGTACATCTTATCAGCAAGGGTTCAGTAAAGAAGGTGCTGTATTATTGGCTAGGGCTTGGATAACACCCGAACCACCTGAACAGTTTACTGACTACACACTAGCAAGTTTTATTAAATCATCAGAAGGGTATGACAATGATTAACTTATTTAAAGATCTAAGCTATGCACTAAGCGGTGACATGTTTAATACTAGTGAACCCGCATCATTCACCATGACAGAGGGTGATCATGTTGCTCTGGTTAAACGCTCTCACCGTCAAGAGTACGGGGTATGTACCATCTATACAGTGTCTAATCAACATGTATGCCTCTATGATAATCACCCACAGTTCATATCATTCCATACAAGTACTGATATCTTTGAAGAGGATAATCTATGAGCAAGATGAAAGCAGAGCTTATTGATCGTATGGGAGATGACCTTACTGTAGTCAATAGTGCTAGGGTTAGCTTTCAAACAGTATCAGTAGAGCTGAAAGAGAGAGACAAGAAGTTAATTAAATACCTAGCAGCGCATGATCACTGGACACCCTTTGCACATGTTCAGTTGTCGTTCAGAGTTAAGGCTCCTATATTCATAGCCCGTCAGATGGTTAAACATCAGGTAGGTCTAGTGTGGAACGAGGTTAGTAGGCGCTATGTAGATAGTGAACCTGAGTTCTATTCCCCTACAGCGTGGCGTGGTAGACCAGACGGCAGTATCAAACAGGGAAGTGGTGGTATAGTTGATCTATCAAGCTGGCACGGTACAGAGTTAGGCGCTCTGTTAAGGCAGGAAGATGGTGATGATAGAGATACTTGGTCTTTAGATGGTGAGGTAGAAGAGATAGGAGCCTATGTACTAGAGCTATACAAGAAGCTTATAGCGGCAGGTGTTGCACCGGAACAAGCGCGTATAGTACTACCACAGTCTACTATGACTGAGTGGGTATGGTCGGGTAGTCTAGTTGCCTTTGCTCGTGTTGTTAAGCAGAGGATACATGAAGGCGCACAAGAAGAGGCTAAAGAACTAGCACTGCTTATTAAAGATGAGATAGATAATGTTACTGAACTAGAAACGAGCTGGCTTGCTTTACTTAAGTAACGTGGTAAACTTTATCAAAGACTTTAAAGGAGAAGTATAATGACAAGCGGTAACTCAGTCTTATTTTACGAGGCGGTTGATGATGCATGGGCTTATGCTTTTGTTATGAGTCTTGGTACACGTACACCTGAAGGAGCAGTGAAATTAAAGTTCATTAACTTTCTTAAAATGAGAATGGTTGAAGTGCAAGGAGAACTATCAACTGACCTAGACGATATAATTAGTTTTATCCCTGACTTCATAGAACATTTAGGAGGATCATAATGGAAGGCAGAACTTTGCGAGTATCTAAGAAAGATTTCTTTGCGTTCAAGTTACAACATGAGACACTGATGTACGTTGATAAAATACTTATCAAGCTACACGCTGTTGAAGCAGATGGTACTTATGTGATAAGCTTTGGTGAAGGTATCTCTGAAGATGCTTACAAATTATTTGACGAGTTCATGTTAAATAAAGAAGTAGAGTAAGAAGTAACGTAGCACAAACAACCTTTATAATTAAATTATTGGAGAACAAATGAAAAATATAGATGGAATACCACAGATCGTTGAAGGCATCGCTTACTATGCACATGTAGGTAAGCCTGTCGCTGACTATACTGAGAAGCAAACCCCCGGTGCTGGTAAGTACGGATGGGAAATTAACTTAGCTGTAAGTGACGATACTTATAACAAGTTTCAGAACGCTGGGTTTAATGTAGGTCTACGTCCTGCTGGTCGTACTAAGTACACTGAAGATAACGTGATTACTTTTTACAAGTATCACCTTAACTACAACGGTACTGAGAACCTTGCGCCTATTGTGGTTGACTCAGAAAAGAATTCTTTTACTGATATGATTGGTAATGGTTCTAGAGTAGCAGTGCAGTGGTCGCCTATGTCCTACGCTAAAGGTAAGTACAAGCGTCCTATCGTTAACGCTGTTCAAGTCTTAGATCTTATCGAGACAGGCCCAGCTGTAGTAGAATTCACAGAAGATGAGGTGGCATTTTAATGGCTAAATATACTTATAAACTTAACGAAGATATCCATGATGCAGAGCTTTTCAGCCCTGAAGGTAAAGCAGCGTATGACTACGTTGCCGAAGTCGAGGCTGAGATACTGATGCTAAGGAAAAAGGTTGATATCCTTTCAGCTGCATCCAAGACGTTTCATGAGTTCATTCAAGAGAACATAGATGAGACATCCTTGTTACCTTTGGTAGAGGAAGAAGAAACAAAAGAGGAATAAACTGATGGCATTCGTACTAACACATCAGCCGTGTACCGAGTGCAATAGCAGTGACGCTCTCTCAGTCAACGAGGATGGGAGCGCGTTTTGTTTTTCACATGGCGCATGGTTAAAAGACACAAACAATCCACACAAAAATGGAAGTTCACAGATGCAAGAAGTACCTAACCTAACCAGAAACAATCCACGAGAACCCGTATCATTCGCAGACGAAGGGCAGTACGCTGCTCTAAGTGATAGACAGATATCATTAGAGACTGCAAAGAAGTTCGGAGTTAAAGTAACCTTTGACCAAGCAGGAGATATCAAGAAGCATATCTATCCTTACTATGATAGCAACGAAGTTGTAGCAAACAAGACACGGTTTGTAGACAACAAGAGTTTCTTCTGGTCTGGTGAAAATAAGAAAGCACCTCTCTTCGGACAGAACTTATTTAAAGAAGGAGGTAAGTACATAACCATTACTGAAGGAGAGTGTGATGCAATGGCTGCTTACGAACTCCTTGGATCTAAGTGGCCTGTCGTTAGTATTAAGTCAGGCGCTCAGAGTGCAGAGAGAGATATCAAAGATAACCTTGAGTACATAGAGAGCTTTGAGAATGTTATCATTGCCTTTGACGCAGACACGCACGGCAGAGAAGCAGCACGTAAGGTAGCACGTATCCTCAAGCCTAGTAAGTCTAAGATACTCACCCTTCCTGAAGGTTTCAAAGACCCAAACGACATGCTAAAGGGTAACCAACATGCCCAGTTTGTTCGTTGCTTCTGGGACGCTAAGACCTATACACCTTCCGGTGTTATGAATGTTTCTGAGAACCGTGACAAGTATAAGAACAGAGAGAAGAAACCTTCTATCCCTTTCCCTTGGCAAGGATTGAACGATAAGCTAGAAGGTATGCATCAGGGTGAGCTTATTACTATAACGGGTGGTACTGGTCTTGGTAAATCATCTGTTACTAGAGAGCTAGAGCATTGGCTTATCAAGCAGACAGGAGATAACGTAGGAGTCATTGCTCTTGAAGAGGATTGGAGAAGAACGATTGACGGTATCTTATCTATCGAGGCTAATGCAAAGCTTCACATTGATAGGATCAGAGAGCAGTTTACTGATCAAGAGTTAGATGACTTCTTTGATGTTCTTTACGATGGCGAGAACAGGAACAGGGTATGGGTACATGCTCATCACGGAGCCAATGACATTGATGCAATCTTTAGCAAGCTCCGCTTTATGATAGTAGGCTGTGACTGTAAGTGGGTTGTTGTTGACCACCTTCACATGCTTGTATCAACCAGTGCTGACGGAGATGAGAGACGAACGATTGACGCTATCATGCACCGACTTAGAACCTTAGTAGCAGAGACAGGTGTATGTCTTATACTAGTGTCTCACTTACGTAGGATCGACGGTAACAAAGGACATGAGAACGGTATCGAGACAGGTCTTAATCATCTCAGAGGTAGTCAGTCTATCGCTCAGCTATCCGATTGTGTTCTTAGTTTGGAGCGTAACCAGCAGTCTACTGATGCTGTTGAAGCTTCTACCACCAAGGTACGCATACTCAAGTCTAGGTACACAGGAGACGTAGGACTAGCTACTCATTTGCTATATGATAATGACACGGGTAGGCTTGCTGAGATTGCAACAGATGACATCACTAATAACAGTGAAGAAGACGTAGTATTGGGGTTTGAATAATGAGCAGACTTGTATTCGACATAGAGACAGACGGGCTTGATGCAACAAAGATATGGTGTATTGTTGCTCAAGATGTAGATTCTAAAACAGTATATAGCTACGGGCCTAATCAATTAGATGAGGCATATGAACTGCTAGAGAATGCAGACTCTTTAGTAGGGCATAACATAATAGGGTTTGATATCCCTGTTGTAAGGCGTGTTATGAATAAGCCTACCTTTGCTACAGATAAGACTCTGA